TATTCTCTACCTCGGATACACCTGGGAGGCCCCATGAACCGCACCCTGCGGGCGCTCGCGATCTGTGCCGTCCTCGCCTTCGCTGCCGGCGTCGCGCTGGCCGCGCCCAAGGTCAAGTGCATGGGCGTGCTCAACCCGGCGACGGGCCGGGTCACCAGCATTCAGGAGTACACCCCGGAGCAGCAGGCCAGCATTCCGAACCTCGTGGAGATCGCGGGCCGCACGCCCGGCATTCCCATGGGCGCCGCGCTGGCCTACGACGCCGCGACGAAGTTCCTGATCCTGGCGCCCGAGACCCAGACTGAGCGCAAGCGCCGCAAGGCTGGTGCGATCCGTCGCCGCCAGATCCTCCAGGCGATCGAGGATCTGCGCCAGGGCAAGACAACGTCGACCGCGCTCGACGCAATCACGGCGGCCCTGGAGTGAGGCGCGCCGCAGCGGCCACGCTCTTCCTCTTCTCCCTGCTCTTCCTCGTCGTGGCGTCTACCTACCCGGCCCGTGCGCTCGACGGGGACGCGGACTTCACCGCCACGTTCAACACGGCGCTGCGGGGGAGCAACCGCTCCTCGATCCAGATCGCCAGAGGCAAGGTCCCGGGCTGGTCGAAGACGAACAAGTTCGGCGAGAACGCCGACGTGGACGCCCAGGAGGATATCTGGGACGACGACGGGCTCTACGTTCCGCCCACGTCGGCCATGATCCACAGCGTGATCTCCACGTCGACCGCGGACGACGCCGGCTCCACGGGCGCGCTCACGCTGACGATCCAGGGCCTCGACGCCTCCTGGCTGGCGATCGAGGAGACGGTCACGCTGGACGGCCAGACTGCCGTCCCAACGGTCAACGCCTACCTGCGGATCAACCGCGCCTGGGTCGCCACGGCAGGCAGCGGCGGCGTGAACGCGGGCGCCGTCTCGATCACCATGCGCAACGACCCCGTCACGGTCAGCGCCCTCGTCGGCGCGGGCAACGGCCAGACGCTCATGGCGGTCTACTCCCTTCCAGACGCCTGCAAGGCGTACGTGACCCGGGTCCGCAGCGCCCTGGTCCGCAACACGGGCTCGAACAACGCCGCCGACCTACGGCTGATCCAGCGGTCGAACCTCGACGCCTCGCCCAGCCACCGGGTCATGGATTCGTGGAGCGTGAGCGTCAACGGGGCCACGAACCACGAGTACACCTACGACCCCCCGAAGACACTGACCGGACCCTGCGACGTGTTCATTCGCGCGGAGGCAGTCACCGCAGCCAACACGATTCTGTCGGCGTCGTTCGACCTGATCGAGATCGCGGATACAGCGGAGTAGCCATGGAAGCAGACACGATAGCGACCCTCGCGGGGAACGGCATGCTGGCCGGCGTGCTGGGATACGCAGTCAAGACGCTGTGGGCCAAGCTCGACGTGAAGGAGAAGGCCCACCAGATCGCGATCGACAAGAAGGACGACGAGATCCGCGAACTGAACAAGAACAACCTCGAAGTCCTCCGCGGGATCGACGCACACCTAAAGGGGGAGGCTGAGTGAGCGCGGCACCGCTGCCCCTGAACCCGGAGACCGACGTGGACGAGCACAGAACACTGATCGATAGGATCCGCGCCGGCCTGCGCCGCAAGGCGGCCACGGCAAAGTTCCGCCGAGCCGTCGGGGACAGCGCGGCCCTGCGCCTGAGCAAGATCGAGCAGAAGGTCCACGACCTGGACGCTGAAGAGGAGATCTCATGACGAAGACCGAAATGCTGGCCGCGCTCGACAACATGACGCCGCCTTGCACCCGGAACGAGCGGGTCCTGCGCGAGATCGTGACCGTCCTCGTGAACCGGACCTACAAGAAGAAGAAGACCGCCAAGAAGGTGAACGCCCACACGGATCCCCCCGAGTGACGCGCTTCACCTTCCCGCTCCTCGTGCTCCTGCTCACCGGCTGCTGCTCCCACGAGCCGCTGGCCGCCGAGACGCTGCAGTCCTTCCGCCTCTACGAGAGCATGGTGATCCCGAGCAGCGAGATCAGCGCGGACGCCCAGCGCGAGCTCGGCGGCCTCGGCGACGACATTGACGAGGCGCTGCGCGTCCTGGCCGGCGAAGAGGTGGCCGAGTGAGCGACGCGATCACCCAGCGCCTGAAGGATCGGCGCGAGGCGCTGAAGGCCGAGATCGAGACCTACCGGGCGCAGAAGCAGATCGGCGACAAGATCGCCCGCTTCCTCACCGACGTGTGGGACTCCGGCGGCGAGGACGCCTTCGTCATGGCGCTCACGCTGATCGAGCCGAAGGCCGCGGAAATCTACGAGAAGCTGTCGGGCCGCTAGTGGCTGCCGGCCGCGGCGTCGCGCGCAACAGCAAGGCGAAGGAAGTGGAGGCCCCGACCGGGGCGCTCGCGCTGGAGTACGCGCAGATCACCGCGGCCTTCAACCCGCCGATCCCCGAGCGCGCCCGCCGCGGGCTCACCCCACTCACGCTCCCCGGCGACACGGTCCACCACGCCAAGACCGACCCGCGCTACCGCGACCGGCGGGCGCAGATCGTTAAGCGCGTCGGCAAGGGCTGGAAGCCCACGGGCACCTACGCGCGCTACAACTCCGTCAAGGCGTTCTGCAAGCAGCTCGAGTGGATCGAGCAGAACTGGTGGATCGTCACCAAGCAGAGCCGGCGCGTCCTGCTCCGCTTCAACACCGTGCAGGAGCTGATCGTCAACCACGTCGCCTGGTGCGCGGCGAACCTCGTCCCGGTGCGGCTGATCATTCCGAAGGCCCGCCAGGAGGGCGTGAGCACGGTCGTGCAGGCGCTGATCGCGGCGAAGGTGCTCTGGAGTGACGGCTACACCGGCGCGGTGATCAGCCACGACGAGTCCAGCGTCGGGAAGATCTTCGGCAAGACGCGGACGTTCTTCCGCTACCTCGACTCCAAGTGGAACTACCGCCACCAGCTCGTGGAGCGCAAGCAGGCCAAGTTCCGCTGGGCGCACGAGAGCGAGTTCCGCGTGAACTCGATCAAGACCGGCGACGGCCTCGAAATGGGCGGGACGCTGAACGCCGTTCATGGCTCTGAGGTCGCCAACTGGTCGGACCGGAATATCGACGCCTACCAGGCGTGGGTGAGCGTCAGCGAGGCGATCCCGGCCCGCGACCCGAACAGCATGGTGTTCTTCGAGTCGACGGCGAAGGGGCAGGACCCGTTCTTCCACCCGCTCGTCGAGCAGGCCAGGAAGGGGCAGAACAACTTCCACCTCCTGTTCCTGCCCTGGTTCCTCATGCCGGACTACGTCATGCCGTGGAAGGAATTCCGCGAGGAGCGCCAGAGCCACGGCCACGAGCAGAGCGAGTACTTCGTCGCCACCGAGGAGGAGCACGCTCTGCGGGAGAAGGTCCGCGGCGATATCGGCAAGCTGGACGACCAGAACCGCGAGCTCTTCCGCTACCACCTCACCGAGCTGAGCGACGAGCAGCTGATCTGGCGGCGCTACAAGATCCACTTTGAAATGAACGGGCGGATCAGCGATTTCCACCGCTACTACCCCAGCTGGCTCGAGCAGGCGTTCTCGGCCAGCGCGGAGTGCTTCTTCCCCGGCGCGGTGCTCGAGCGGCTGAAGACGGCGATCCGGCCGGCGAGCATGCGGGGCGACGTGATCCCCACCGGCGAGGGCGGCGCGATCGAGTTCCAGCAGATCAAGACCGGCGGGCTGCAGGTCTGGAGCGAGCCCGTCCCGGGCGAGTCCTACGTGATCGGCGCCGACGTGGCGAGCGCGTCCGTGCGGGGCGACTTCTCCTGCGCCACCGTGGTGACGAAGGACGCGAAGAAGGTCGTCGCCGTCTTCCACGGCAAGGTCGACCCCGACCACTTCGGCGAGTACCTCACGCACCTCGGCTACTACTACAACAACGCCTACCTCGTGATCGAGCGCAACTACGCCCCGACGTGCGCGAAGGTGGCGGCGCGGCTGGGCTACGCGCCCATGTACTGGTTCAAGGACGAGGTCGGCTTCGCGAAGCACCGCGGCCTGAAGCCAGGCTTCAGCACGAACGTCTCGACGCGCAACATGGTGCTCACCGCCATGCAGCAGGCGTTCCGCGACGACCTCGACCACCCGGATAAGGAGTTCCTCTACGAGGCGCTGGCCTTCGTCCACAACGGGAAGAAGGGGAGCGCGGGGAAGTATGAGGCGGCCGGCGGGCGCCACGACGACCGCGTTATGAGCGTCGCCTTCGCGCTCTACTGCTGCCTCGCTGCCGAGAAGGAGGAGCGGGAGCGCAAGCCCGACGCAGAGCGCAGCCTCTACGACGTCTACCTCGCCAACGAGGATTACTTGCGGAAGCGCAAGCGATTCCTCGCGGGGCAGCGCGGTGACGGGAAGGTCTACCTGTGAGCGACGCCAACACCAAGCACCGCACCAAGCAGACCAAGAAGGCGCAGGTGTGGCTGCGCTACCTCAAGGCCGGGAAGCGCAAGCGCAAGGGCTACGACGCCATGGCAGCGGAGACGCTGCAGTTCTTCCACCCGACGCACAAGGATTTCTGGGACGAGAGCGGCGTGGACGGCGCCTACCAGCGCGGCGGGAACGCGAGCGCGTTCTGCGTCAGCGTGAACAAGGCAGCGCAACTGATCAGCGTCCTCGGGCCGCGGCTCTACCAGAAGCGCCCCACCCGTACGGTCGTCAGCCGTGGCACCGACGGCGTAATGAAGGCGTTCTCGCTCGTCCTCAACGAGCTCCTCAACTACACCCCTGACGAGGCGGCGCTGTCCCGTGAGGTGAAGCGCGCCGTGATCGACTCGCTCCTCCGGGGGCGCGGCTTCTTGCGCGTCGGCTGGGACGAGGTCCACGAGGTGATCACCTCCTGGTGGGTCCCGAGCAACCGCGTGATCCTCGACCCCGACGCCGAGGCGCTCGAGGACGCGCAGTGGTGCGCGATCGTTCACTACGAGCCGGTCTGGAAGGTGAAGCGCCGCCTGAAGGACGCCGGCGTCCCCAAGTGGCAGTGGGAGGATCTGCAGGGCAACTGCGTCAGCGACGTGGAGAAGGACGACGCCGGCCTGCGCGACGACCAGGACCGCTGGGGCGTCGAGGCCGACTCCGGCGAGGCGACCGACGCCAGCGGCACGAACCACATTCTGCGCTACTTCGAGATCTACTCGAAGCAGGGGCACGGGCTCGGCCGGGGCGCGGCCGCGCCGACGGAGTACAAGGGCCACGACGACAGCAAGGACTACGTCCGCATTCTGATCGCGCCCGGCCACGAGTATCCGCTCGAGGAGGGGGCGTGGGATATGCCCTTCTACCTCGACTCGTGCTGCGGCCCGCTGGTCAGCCTCGACCTCGTCGAGACGATCGACCAGCTCTGGCCCGACAGCGTGTTCGGCCAGGCGCTGCCACACGCCAAGGCGATCGACCTCCTCAGCACCGACGCGCTGGAGGCGGCGTGGGCGCACACCCGGGACATTCACTTCGTCAAGGCGGAAATGCTCGACGAGCGAGCGCGCGAGCAGCTGACCAACGGCGGCGTGTCCGAGGTGATCGAGGTCAACGCCAAGCAGCCCGGCGAGAACCTCCGCGACATAATGCAGCGCTACGACACGGGGGCGCTGAGCCCCGAGATCGGCGTCGAGCGCGACTTCCACATGCGCCAGTTCGAGCAGATCACCGGCATGACCGCTCCCGTCCACGGCGGCGGCGCGACCGGCGGGATCGAGCGGAGCGCCACGGCGAGCCAGCTGCAGTTCGACTCCAGCATGACCCGGCTCGACGGCATGAAGAGCGACGTGGAGGACTGGACCGCGGCCGACGCGCGCTTCGAGGCGCTGGCCTGGCGCACGAGCGAGGCCGTCGACCTCGGCGTGGTCAGCAAGATCGTCGGCGACACACCGTTGGGGGCGGTGATCTCCTTGAAGGTTGGCGGGATCGAGCTCCCGATCGCTGGTGACAGCGGCGAGGCAGCGCTCCCGACGCTCGAGGAGATCGCCCCCGAGGCGGGAACGATCTTCTACGACGAGCAGGCCCTCATGGCGGGAGCGCAGGCTCTCATGCAGGCGATCCAGACGACGCTCGGCGACCCGAAGCTAGACAAAATCCGCGAGCTGATACTCGCCGACGGCCCGAACTTCCCGGGGCCGGTGCCCCGGAAGGCGACGGTCGAGGACGTGTGGGACGGCACCGCCGGGATCGGGGCGAAGGAACTCTTCCGCGAGTTCTCCTACAAGATCGCCAGCGTGAGCGGCGAGCGCTGGAACAAGCAGCGAGCGCAGAAGTTCGCCGAGACGGCGATCGGGCAGGTCATGCCCCTCGCCATGCAGATCGGCGACTACGAGACCGTCAACAAGGTGTGGGAGATCTTCTTCCGCTCCTTCGAGGTCCCCGAAGAGGACCAGTTCCAGATCACGCCGCCCCCGCCGCCCCCGGCGCCCGGCGGCCCGCAGGGAGGACCCCCACAATGACCACCTTGAACGAGCGGGAGGCCGAGCGCCTCAAGAAGGTCGACGCCGACGCGAAGCTGGTCTTCGAGTCGGTCAAGACGGCGCCGGACTACGCGCCCAACCTGATCCGCGCCAAGGTGCTCGGCGGCTGGCTGGTGACCTCGAGGCACTCGGCCAGCAGCGTGTCCTTCGTC